AATTTCTTCACCTTTAAGGTCTACTTTGTTATCTGTGACCTGGCTAGTGAAACCTTTAAAACTATTATTTGTACCGTCACCCTGCAACAATGCACTATCCGCCATATTTTTTACATTAATAAATCCTTTATCAATCTCTCTTTGAATAAGATCCACTACGTTATTCCCCATTTCAGCCATCATAGAAATATCAATAGGTTGAATAAGAGTAGCCATTTTAGCAGTTTCTTCAGTATAAGTAGTAGCGGTAGCTTCAGGGATGTCATCATCCTCAGCAATAAATTGTGCTACAGACCCATTATTTTCTTTATAAAAACCAACTTGAGAAGTACTTGCACTTTGAACACACCCCTTGGATTCCAAAAACCTGAAGTATGGTGCTTGATCAAAGATTTTACTTTTAATCTCTTTAGTATATTCAATTTGCATTGAAGTTGGTGCATCAGTAGTAGCACCCATTGCTTTTCTTAATTCTTTTAATTCGTTAGATTGTGATTCGAGTTTAGTTGCAATATCATGGATAGTTATTTCAGACATAAATATCAATTACTCCTATTTAAAAAAATAATATTTAAAATAAAAAAAATTATAAATTTAATCTATACTTGCTATTTTTTCAGCTATACTTTTTGTAGAATATTCATTTTCATTTTTTTGTTCTGGTTCCTTTTGTAAAGCTTTATCTACATGGTTTTTTGGATTTCTATTATCTTGAAGATTTTTAAAAAATCTATTATTAAATTCTTGAAGTTTAGAATCCATGTTTTTATTAAATTCAGTAAGTAAATTTTTTACAATTTCATCATCAGATTCGGTATCTGATTCAGTTTTGTTTCCTTGTTCTAATGCTTCATCTATAGCAGTATTAACCATACTATTAATTTTTGATTCAACGTTACTAAGAACAGTTTCAGTGATTGATTGTTCTTTTTCAGCCATTAACTCATTGAAGTATTTTTCAGCATCTTCTTGTGTAATGAATTTTGTATTTTCATTATTTTCATTTTCATTAACATCAATATTATTATTGGTTTCTTCTTCTTTAGACATATTATCCGCCTTTAAATTTTTAACTATATTATGACATGCCCCTGTAAAACAATTTGATTTTACGAGATTTTTACTTCTAACAGTTCCGAAAGTATCCCAATTCGCGGGTAATGCTGTTAGGCTAATCTCTTTTAAATTAATGTTTTTTATTGTCTTTGTGGTGGTATCATAATCTTTTACAAATCCACCAATACTAAGTCCAAGATGAATACCAGTATCTAACATGTCCTTAATAAGTGGTGAATATTTTTTGGTTACAAGAAATTTTATATGGAGTTTTCCTTCACTTTCAGAAACATCTTTCACTGCACCTATCACATGATCAAGACCATATCTATGATCACCATGAATATTTAGTGTAGGTGCTTGTTCAACCATTTTTTTCATTGCATCTGGAGAAATAATTTCACCATACAAATCTTTATTTGTAGTGGATGCGATTCCTTCAAGGAGAATTCTCTCATTTTCTTCAGTATTAGTTGTAAAGTCTTTTACAGATTTTGTTGTAAGTGGACTATACACAATGAATCCATTTGACATAAATTCACCTTTACCTTTTATTAAAAAAAAAGTTTTTAGTTAAAATATATAAGTTTCATTAAAGAATTTTTATTTAAAAAAAATAATGTTATATAAAAAAGAATAAAAAAGAATAAATGGAAGAATAAAAAATAAAAAAAAGTACAATTATGTAAAATATTAATCTAAAAAAAGTATTTTTACTAAAGATATAATCAAATATTCGCAGTATTTAATTATATCCAATTTTAGTAAAAAACTTAATTTTTATTTTTTTATTCTTCAAAATATATAAGTGGAAAAATAGAAAAAATACAAAAAAATAAAATAGCATATAAAAAAAATAAAAAATCAATTAATTACTGAATAGATAAATGAGAAAATTTAATAATAAAAATTATATTTCACCCAATTTTTAAAATTAAATTTATACATATAATCCCATCAAATATCTAATCATATGGTTCAGTTAATTCTGTAATAACTTCCCCATCCTTACTTAAAGTGAATATAATTAAATCACTTTGATGTTTTTTAACTTCACCTGCAAATTCGGGAAAAAGACTATCAGAATATTTTATAGTTAACTTCATACCATTTGGAAAAACAATTTCTTCCCCATAATTATCATCAAAATAAACAATGCACATATTTATCCCCTTTTATTCAATAATTTTTCAAAATAATCAAATCTATTTGGAAATTTATTTTCAAATAACTTCCTATTTATAACATATTCTTTAATGGATTCTGCAAAATCTTCTGAGTATATCCTATGATTAAAAATACTGTCCGGTTTTTTTGCTTCTTGATAAAAAGTATAAGCATAACCACTTATAAATTTTTTCTTTTCTGGAAGATGTGTAAATTTATTTAAGTAATTATAATCTTTTTTATAAACCGAAACATATTCATTAGAATTTGAAAGCTCACAATTATGATCTAAGACATGGGAAAGTTCATGCACTAAATATTCATTAAAATTATATTCATCACCTTTAAATAAATACACATTTGTATTCTTGTTAGAAACAAATCCTCCAATATAACCATCATCCCCCCGAATTTCTTTAATTGGACTCTGGTTACTTAATATAATTTTATCAGTTAATTTTAAGGATGTTGGCAATTTATCATAAAAATTCTTAACATCCAAAACTTTTGACTCATCCATATTTTTTGATTTATATATACTTATACCATCCTTGAATGTAAATTTAGTAAAATCTTCAACATCAACATAATCCTCATAATTAGTTTTTAGAAGATTCAATTTCACATCAGATATTGTAACTTCCCCTCTTTTAATAAGTTTATTTAATTCATTGAAATAATTTATTTTAGAATCTTCAATAATATCATTCTCAGAGGAGTCATCTTCCCAAAGATAATCAAAATTAACTGTTTCATACAATTCTTTAGGTACTGGTTCTACACTTTTAAAATCTTTTTTTGGTAATGTTAATAATTCATCAAGACTTGCTGGTGCATAAGTACAACGACATCGAGGATGTAAAGGAAGAAAACCCTTAACCTCACTTAAAGGTATTGGATTATGAAGTTTAGCAAAATCTTTACATGCATCACATGCATCAATTGCAGGCATTACATCAACATACCCAACATCATACTGTTTATAACTGTTTAACAATCCAGTATTTTTTGCACGCATTGTTTCAGTACGAGCAATTAACATTGCACGTTGATTTGCAGTTAATTTTGTACCTTCCAAAGGTTTAAAATTAGGAATATCTTTTATTCTTTTAGCTATCTTCGGTATACTTTCCCCATTCAATACTCCTTTAAATATTTCATTAGCAATATCCTTACGAGTGTCATCTGTGAGTTTTTGTATTAAACCCATATCATATGTTAAAAGGTGTTGTAATGCATATTGGTCTCCAGTACCCCAAATGATATCTGTTGATTTATCTATGTCTATAAGTCCTTGTTTTCTTCCCTCTTCATACAATTCATTAACAATAACATTAACATCAGTATATCCTGCTTGAAGTAATTCTTCAGTTTTTTCTTTTATACTATCCAAAAATTTCTGCTTTTCTTCACTACTACGAAACAATGAATGACGATACTCTTCAGATTGTAATAATTGGATAGTTTCATCTATTTGTTGATTTACAGTACCTTTGATTTTTTGTTCAAACTCTAATTCTGCAGGGCTTATGTCGTTAAGATTTTTCATTAGTAAAAAATCAAGGAAATTTTCATCAATGCTAATCATTCCCATGTGTTTTTCACCTTTTAAGTAATCCATAGTAAGCTAAATGATTTTTATAAATTTCAAGTTGATTTTCTTCAGGAGACAATTTACTGCCATTTTTCTGTATTGATTTTTGAATAGTGCCTTCAACATTATTGTTTTGTGGATAAGTTTGTTGTGTGAATGGTTTATTACCCCATTCTACCGGATCTAACCCATAACCTGAACGAGACTCGTTTATAGTAAGAGAACCATTTTTTAATTGCATATCTTCAATCTTTGCACGTAACTCTTTATTTTCATAATCTTCACGAACATATTCAAAACATTCACGGAAACCATGACGACCAAGAACTTTATTGAATTGGTCTTCAATAAGTTTACATTTTCCATTGAGTGTTTTCTGGAAGTCTTTATCCTGAGACTCACCTGTACCGGACCCGAGACTTGCTGTTTCACGGACTCCTATCTTGGATGGTTGTACTCCGAATGCTGTGATGATTCTGTCTCTTGAGTAGTTCATTAGTGATATGAAATCCATATCTTTGTTTGTATTAGTCATGGCAGAATATGTTGCACCTTGAACAGCCAAGGTTCCTTTTTTATTTTTAGTTTTTTCAAGTCTATGAATTTCCCCAATAACTCTTTGTTCATCAAGTTCTTTGTCAAAACTTAAAATACCCTTTGGGTCAAGACCATTATCATTTAATAAATCATTATTATGTTTCATTCCAAGAAATTCAACTGCGATGCTCGCTCCAACAGCATCAATAATACTAGTACCCCAGAGGCAGTTTCTTTTACTAATACGTGGATTAAAAATATGTATTATTTCATCATTTTCATATCTGTATCCAGTATCACGAAGACCCCATTGATCAGTATCTCTATAATAACCAATCATCTCAGTAGGTATGTATTTAAATCCAATAGGGATGTTATCAAAGGTTTCATCAAGATTTACTTCAATAAAAGTGTCTCCAGTGATATTAAGACTGGTCCATATCTGATTATTCAACATACTAAATGTATAATTATTTGATAATCCTTGTGGATTTTGGAATAAATTATACACATAATGATAAGTATATGGATTACGTGGAGTATCGTCGAGAGTATTAATATTCCAGCCATTAGCAAGAGATTCGTCACAAAAAACTTGATTACATCGTGCAACATATGGGTTATTTAATGCACTATAATAAGCTTCTACTTCCCCAAAATCTTTATTTGTTTCTTGGAATGCCCATTCATAATCTTGCATAAATTTATCGAAAAGACTATTTTTTGAAGGATTTCTTATTCCAGGAAGTTTATTTAATCCTTTCTTTATTGTATTCCTCATATTATCAAACATAAAAAACATCAAACCATTATTTTATTAGTTAAAAAAAATTTTTATAATTGTAATAATTCAAGAGTAGGTTCGGATTCCCTAAATTTATTCATTAAAAAATTGTAGGCATGAGATATTGCATCAACAATATCATCATGAACCCCTTCAGGGAAACTCCTAAATTCCCTTATAAAATCAGATTTCATATTATCATCAAGATCAATGATTACATATCCATCAAGGAAAGCATTTTGTAGTGGAGTTGCACGATCTACTTTACTTTTCACTGGATTCACTTGTTGAACAATATAATTTTGAAGGTGGCGCATCCATTCATTATATAAAAGATTAGCTGCAGCACCTGCACCAGTTTCAATAACAATATAAGTTCCTTTACCATCTAAATGAGCAGTACTTACAATTTTTTCTTTGTTATGTGAACCAAATTTTCCTCGGACAATGTCTTTAATTACAATAGTTTTTTTGTCTTCAAGAATTCCGACTTTTGCACCAACAGTATAATCATTTGCAGTTGCAGTTCCTTCTGCAATATCCCATGCTCGAACATACATGAAAACATCAGAATCATTAATATGCTGAAATTTTACATTATCAAAAACAAAAAAATCAGTAGTATCATCTAAAGGATTTTGTTGGTAAATAGCTTCAAATAACCTATCACCCATTTCTTCACGTTTTTTCTCAAGGATATTTATAGGATATCTTTCACTCCATAATGATTCACCATTAGGAAGTATTGCAGGGAAACTAAGAAATTTATAATCATCACTAAAATTAGATTTCAGGTAACCCTGGAGATCAAGACTATTCCACCTAGTGTGAAGAATAATTAATCGAGATTCAGGTTCAAGTCTCTGAATAATCATAGTTTTAAACCAGTCAATTTTCTTTTTTAAAAGTGTTGGTGTAATATCCTCAAAACCTTTATAGGGGTCATCAATGATTAAGTAATCCGCATTTTGACCAGTTATACTTCCACCTGCTCCAACAAGTCTTATACTGCCCTGATATAATTTTCCATTCTTGTTTTCAAACATAAGATAAGTGCTTGAGTGTTTTACATCTGAGAGATAAACATTAAAATAAGGTCCAAACTCACGGATATATTCTCTTAATTGTATACCGAATCTTTCACTAAGACTTGATTCTCCATTGATAATAAAAATGTTGAGTCGTGGGTTCTGGAAAATTAACCATAATGGATATGCTAATGTTATCATTGAGGATTTTGAGAATCTTGGAGGCATACTAACACAAAGTTTCTTATATTCTCCAAGACGCATTTTTGTTAATTCAGTAGCTAATTTGTCAATGTGTTTTGCATATACATTATTTGTATAATGACTTGCTACACACCAGTTATAAAAAAGATAAAGATCATTAACTATGTTTTTCTCTATCTTCAATTATACCCCTCATTTCATCTTCATCAAACAAATCACTAAGATTATGAACATTAACATTCAACTCATTATCATCGAACATATCCATAATCTGTTTATTAGCATCCAATCCAAGTTTTTTAATTTTAATGATTAATTCAATATATTTTTCAGGATCAAAATCTTTAGAATTTTTATATGTTTCCAATGCATCTGAGAGATCTATTTTATCAGATAATTCTACAAGATTTTGTATTTTGTCAAAATTTTTAACATTAAAATCAACAACGTCATTATAGCTTTCTTGTTTATTGATTTCTTGTTCTGCTATTTCACTAGTTACTTTATCTCTTTGTGATTTAGTTAATTTGGCAGATTGTTCTTGTTTTTCTTTTATCTTCTTCTGCTTTTCTCTTTCCATTATCTTTTTACGGACACCAGCTTTAACATTAAGATTATTCTTTTTATATTTGTTCAAACTAACATGGGATATGCTCTCATCATAATGATCATCCAGATAATCAGAAACATATCTTCCACTAAAACCAGATAATAATAAATTAACTATTTCATTAAAATGAGGTGATGCCTCAATTTTATTTTTTCGTACCATAATACCTATCCCGATAATAAACTTTCCTATTGGTAAACACTGGAAAATGTAAATGGTAAAACTTTCCATTGGTAAGTTTCCAAAAAAGTTTTTAAAATGTCAAGTGATGGAGTTGCACCACCATAAAAATAATAACCACATTCTAGTAGTGGAAATAAAAATCTAAACTACTCTTAACATAAAGTAATTCAATATATAAATGTGGAAAAATAAAAAAAAGAGGGAAAAAAATTTAAAGGACTTTAATTAATCTACATTTTTTTTATAATCTGAATAAATGTGTGATTAGTATAATAGCTATACTTATTATAAATGATATTATATATCCTTTTATGAAGTCTTGTTCTTTGTTTCTGCCTTCGTTCTGTGATAATGATACATTTAGTTCAGTTATTTTCTTTGATAATTGATTGATGCTTTCTTTTAATTCTTTTAGTAAATTACGGTCATCATTTTGTCTTTCTTCAATCCTTGTGATTCTTTGTTCTTGATGACAATAATCATGATGATTAGGATAATATGTTTGAGGTTTCTTTTTATCCATATATTATCATTCCATTGTTGTATCATTATCGTTATTGGTAAGTATGTTACTATTATTTTTCTCATTCCATACTTGTATTAAAAGGAATATTACTGCAGAAACAACACCCACGACAGCAGATGATGTGGTTTCACTTACAGCGAAATATCCTAGTACGGGCATAAGGATTAATCCAACATAACTAGAAATTGTTGCTTGATTGAAATCCATGAATATTCACCTCCTACCTATTTATTTTATTTATAATTAGTGAATCTTAGAATTTTTTTTATGAAAAGAAAAAAGTGAATATTAAAAAAAAGTGAACGATAAAAAATGTAATGAGGAGATCCCCCATTATTAAATCATTTTTTTAAGGAGAAAATTTTGTTGTATTTTTGAAAGAAGATAAAAAAGAGGAAAAAATATAATCTTTTTTTAGGGGGTTACTATATAAAAAAATAAAAGAAAAAAAATTATATTGTTAAAAAAATATTTTTTTTCTTCCTATTATTTTGATAAAAGGACACAAATAAAATAAAAAAAAGCAAGAAAAATAAGAGAAATTATTTTTAATCTACTTTAGGAGAAAAAATATATATCTTTTTTTTAGACCCCTTTTTTTTATCTTCTTCAATATATATAAGTGGAAAAATAGGGGCATATCATATATCTTCAAGGAGTATGTAAAATGAATAATTTCTTAATAATACTAAACCACAATCATAACAGAATATTTCATCATGGTTATGATCATAAAGAATATGTCCACTATGACATTCAGGACATTCTTCAAATAAATCTGTCTGTTGCATTTTACTACTATTAAAAATAAAAATTCACCCTTATATAAAAAAAATAATGTTCATATACTTAAATAGATTAGCAGACGATGTTAAAAGGATTGTTCTCCCTTTTTAATAGGGAAGGGGAAAGGAGCATAAATGATTGAAAAAAGATTAGGTTTAATCTTTTTTTTATTGTATAAATAAAAAAAGAATAAAAAATGTCCCTTATCTCTTATAAACATGTTAACTACCATTACATTCTCTGCATTTTGAGTTAACGGGATTTATTTAAGTCTTTTTATTCTTTAATTTATTTTTTGTGCATAAAAATAATATACTATAGATTCAAAATTAAATTTTATAAAATTTTATGTTCAAAAAAAAAATATTAATTACAAATTTTTATTTTCAATATAAATTATTATAGAATTTTTAAAAATATTGTTTTCATTGTTTTTCTTGTTTATAAGAAAAGGTCCCAAGAAAAAATTATACAATATAAAAAAAATGATTTAATCTTTTAAAACCATTGTGTTTTTCCCTTCAATATATAAAAGTGGAATATTAGACTATAAAAAAAAATAGCTATTAAAAAAAAGATAGAATTATTAAAAAAAAATAGTGGATAAGTAAAAAAAAGGATTACAATGTAAACCTAAAAAAAAGATATTATTACATGTTTATATGGTTAAAGGAACAGTTAAAAACACATCAACATAGATAATGCCAAGCAACTTTATATATATTTTATAACTCTTAAGGAGAAATTTGAAAAATAAATGATATAAAACGATTTAATGTTTATTATTTTTTTAAATAAAAAAAAGATATAAAAAAAATATTATATACCCCTTTTTTTAGGTTTTAATCACCCTATTTTTAATCCCACATATGTACTTATCCAATTTAAAGATTGTGAACCAAAGATAAAAAAAAATTCAAATTTATGTAAAAAAATAAAACTTATAAAACCTTAAATTTTACACAAACATTTTTCTTCATCTCCAATATATAAAGGTGGAAAAATAAAAAAAAAATAAAAAATTAAATTTTAAGCCTTTCTTTTATTTTCTCATATTCACGTTGATGGAAATAAGGGTTTTTTTCAATAAGTTCTGTGATCAGATTATTATTTTCATCAAATAATTGTGTTCTTCTAATTTTACCGGAAATCTGACTCCAATCCCCAAAGTCATTAGTCTCCGCATAATCAATTATAAGAAACCATCCATTTGGGAATGTGTGATTTTCCCCCATATTATCGAACATAATATTACTTATTTTCTTCATTATATTAACCTCTTAAAGTTTTATATAAAAAAAAATTTATATATTTATTATTATTTCAATTTTAATTTAAATGTTTTTCTTATAATTTTAATCTTTTTTTCTCATTTTCAATAGCACGATACTCCCTACCAAAATCCTGATGACGATGCTTACTAAGAAACCCAGTACCCAAAGGAGGCTTCTCAGTATCACGAACAATCAAAACACCATCACGGATAAGCTTCCTCCTCCTACGCTGATATGCAGCCTTCTGCTCACGAAGAGCATTACGACGACACTCATCACTACAATACATCACACGATTCGGCAATTTACTTTTATCAAAAGGCTTACCACAATAACTGCATTTCGCATTGTAGTGAACATCTTCCTCTAATGTTAATTGCACAGTAGATATCATAAGTCATCAAAGTATTTTTGAATATAATTCATCAATCTTATTCTCATAAAATCCGATTAAATGATTAACCATATATAATTGATTATCATTTAAATCCTCAGATTTTTTCCTATCCTGCAATTCCTCCACCTTTAAAGTGTAAAAGGAAATTACAGCCTTAATAGCTTTTAGTTCATTAGACATGTTAATCTAAAACTTTATCTAGTCTCTTCTTCAACTCAACCTCTAATTCACCTAATTTATCCTCATAATACTTAACTGTATCATAATCATCTAATTCTTCAAATTCAATAGCTTGAATTTCCTGATTTAAAAGATTCATACATATAACCTTCTATTCCTTTAAATATTTTATCATCCATAATTTAATCATTCATTTTAACAATATCACGGTTATCATCAATAAACTGCAGATTCAATGCACCTGCCTCACAAACCATATAACATGATTCACACCACGTGCATTTTGATGGATCTGTGAGAATGAGGAAATTATATTCCTCATTCTTATCAAGGCATTTGCCCTCACAGACAGAAACACATTCATTGCAGTCTTCCCTACATAAACTCTGATTGTAGTATATTATCTTAGTCATAAAATTCTACCAACCCTACTGCTTTATTCTTCCAATAAGTAATTCCAAATCTTTTAATGCTTCATTATAATCATCAGATTCAGAATTGTGCCGCCTCATTTCATTATAAACTTTCTTAATGATTGCCACGTCATAATTTGTTAAAATCAAACTTCCACACCTCCTCAATCATGCCTTTAAAACCTTTATTCAACATTCATTTAAACCCAGCATCTTCAAGTAACTCAATAATTTCCCTCTCATAATTCTCTACTTTCTCTTTTTTAAGTGAAATCGTGTCAACTAACTTTATCCTATCCGCGAAACCCATATAAGACATCTGAATGTATAAATTAATTATTTCCTCATTGGTTTCTTTAATTTTTTTCAAGTTATCTATAATTTGTTCATAAATTGTAGCCATTTAAATTAACCCCTTTTAACATTTTTTTATGGGAATAATATTCCATCAACAGTTTTGATAACATTAACATTTAACTCTAGACGATCTATCATCTCATCACCAATATACCGGATAAATGTTAAAATTTCACCACCGAACTCAACTTTACTGATTATATTGCATCTCTTTAAGTGAATAATTCTACGACTATGTTCCGTGGTAATAATTATTGCCTGGTATCTTCCAGACTGAATATATTTATTAATGCTTTCATAGAGTTCTTCACCTGTAACTTGCCTCGCCTCAACCATAAGTATTCACCTCTGGATAGCAGCAAACAATAGTACTGAAAATATTATTGCAATACTAAACGTTTCTAACATTGCTTTAATTATCATATTACAATCACCCGATGTCGGATTAATCTTCTTTTATTAAACTCATTACAAAATTTCTGTGGAGAAGTATTTACTGTTAAAAAATGATGTTTTTTAATACAATAACTACTCCCTCCAAGTTTACAATTGTATTTACAATCTGTGCAGACAGTCCTGTTTTCCTTATATTTAATACCATCCTGATTAACATACATACCCAATCACTTTACTTTATTTAAATCATTAAGTAGCTCTTTTTTAACATACGCTCCAATCTCACGGCGAACTTCTGATTCACCACCCAAACGATTAAAACTGTCTGGATTAAAACTTAACAATTTAAACTTATCCCCATATAATTCAACTTGCTCATCCGGTTCAACTTCCCTATAAATAATACTGAAGTTCTGCAGATCTAGAAAAACATCATAATATCTTTCATCATATACAGCAGCAGTTAAAACCTCAACAATATTTTGTATTTTATTGTCCCGTATTTTCTGTAACTCATGTTCAATTTTTTCAACATCCATTTGTACCGTCTTCTTTCACTTATTATAAAATAATCAAAAATCCTTATGGATTTCTAACCAACCAAAACAATCATTCAATAAAGCTCATTTCTATAATTTTCAATCCTCTAAATTTTTAATTAAAATTTAACAATTGTTTTTTAGTTTTTTAGTTTTAGTTTAGTAGTAGTAGTAGTAGTAGTAGTAGTAGTAGTAGTAGTAGTAGTAGTAGTAGTAGTAGTAGTAGTAGTAGTAGTATTGTCAGACATTAATGTCAGTCATAATAAAATATCCATATTAACCAATGTCTGACATTTGCCGGTAGAATGTCTGACATGGCTAAATATATACTCTCAGAAATGTCAGTCATTGATGTATGACATAATCAATAACCCTTTCTTTAAAAGTATCATAATCCAAATTTGATTGATTAGAATATTTAAACATACAATCTTGAACATTAGGCTTATTAAAAATAGCTTCATTCTGATTATTAATACAATAACCATTATTAACAAGTACAGAAGCCATTCTACTAATTAAATCATCCTCTAAAGTTTCTTGTTTAGATTTATTCCGTAACTTCCATACTTCATTGATCTCATTTAATCTGTTGTTAATTTCATAAGCCCTGGAATCAAGTTGAGTTTGCTCAAGTTCAAGTAATCTTTTTTCTGCAAGAAGTCTTTCATCATGATTTCTCATAATTTCACAGTACTTCGCAATTGCATCACTAGAAGTAATATTATGATCCTTCAAGAACTGTTTATCTTCACCAGTAATACGTGCAGTAGTCCTAAAATTCTTTGGCATTTTCATTTAAAGACCCCTCTTCTAAAATCTCTTTTTCTAACTTGTTAATTTTCAATTCTAACCAATTAATGTTAGTTTCATTGAGTTCTAATAATAATTCCATTTTCTTAATGTTCAAATCAGCTTTTTCAGAATTATACTCAATACATTCCTCATTAATTTTTAAGATCTCTTGCTCCAATTTTTTACATTTAATTTTCTCTGAAATAATTGTCTGAGCTATTTTAACTGCATCACTAACAGGAATTCTACTACTTTTAACAACCCTTAAAAGATTATCCTCAATCACCATAAAAACCCCCACTTTTTTTTAGAATGTTAATTGTATGTCCCCATCCTTGCTTGGATTCTGAAAATCCATTTTGGACAAGAAGATTATTGCTGCTAGCATATGTTTGCACATATACTCACCATAACCTGGCTTTTTGCTGTAGTGGTAATTTTGGCATGTGCAGAACCATAAACCGTTCTCATTGCAATGCACAACATTAGGTCCTGTCGGGTCTGTTGAAGGGAATTCTACCTCAACAGTATCCTCGGATATGAAAGTTACAACCGCATCCTTCACAAGCTTGTTCGCCCGTTTAAAAAGACGGGATGGAGGGTTATAGTGATCCATCCACATCACCCTCCTTTATTGTTCTGCATTTTTCAGTCTCAACATCATATTTCCCGTCTATGCATGTGCATAGATACTTCTCATTAACCATGCTGTTTACTTTCATGATTAACTTGTTCGGTTTCGCATTGTCCTCGTTAATTATTACCTTCATGTCTGCCTGCCCGATGAAGATAATATTCAATCCTGATTGCTGGAGTTTACGGAAGATCTTTGCACCATTAGAGGCTCTCTCGGAATATTTGGATAATCCTTTTCCCTGACCAACCAACAATTCAAATAAACTGCTAATTCCATCAATGATTATAGTATCATAATCATTGTTTTTTGCTGCAACTTCACATATGATTTCAACTACTTTCTTTGTTACACGTATTGAATTATTACAATCCTCTAATGTGATTAAAGGAACAGTAGTGAAGTTGGTGTCATCCACGTCAATGCAGACGGGATTCAATCCATTTTGCCTGCAATATTTCTCGGCGAAAGTGGATTTACCACTCCCGTCATACCCATATATAAGCACTTTTTTTAATGTGTTTTCAGCATTCCTTTTTTTGAATTCTAACATGGTTTAACCCCCCCTACTTATTTTTGTAGTCGGCAATATTGAGCAATAGCTGGTTCAAAGAGACCGGAATAATATTTCTTCATGGTCTCAATCAAACTTGCTTGGCTTATAGGATAGTCTTCAGCTATTTGTCTTGTTGATTCTCCTGATTGTATTCTTCTATTTATTTCAAGTATCTGTGGAATCTTAAGACGAAATACGTTACATTTTCCTTGCAATGTTCCTTCCTCATCAAGGCATCTGTAGACTGCCGGGTCCTGACTGCATCTTGATTTAGTTTGTGTCAAGATGGTTTTGCTTGATTCCATTATCTTCATTGTTCGTTCAATAGTGGATTCCATCTAATCACCTTCTTTTTTATAAAGGCGGACAGGCTGCCTTTCAGCAGCCCTGCAACCTTTCCTATATTCATAGGTAATCTCTCTTAAAAAATCATCAATCCTGAGGCATAACCGATTTTTGAGGTTCTTAATCATTCATAATCACCTTCAAAATCCACTCCATCAATGTTCCCTTTCCGGAAACTTTCTTCAAACCTGGAGTCCCCTACCCATTCGTAAAGGGTATTTGTTCTTACTCCTCTCTCAAACCCGAGACAGTATGCTTTGAAGTGATTCATAAAGAATCACCCCCCTCATGTTCCCTTATCATCTCATCCAAATGATCTTCAAAAATCATCTGGATGAAGTTAAACTCCTCATCAGGTATACTTGGATATAATTCCTCGTATATGCTTGATGGGTCGTTGAAGAGTAAATCCTCGATTGGTGTTTCATCAAGGAATACTGGTTCATCATATTCTGGGTGATCATAGACTGTAATCATATAATCACCTCAGGTGTAGAAGTAGTTTCTCTATCGTATTTCTGCAATGCAATTGTGATTGCATTGTCTACTAATTTTTTTAGGTCCTCCTCAGTACAAATAAAACCATTTATACTGGAGGAATCTCCTTTACAAATTCTCTCCATATTTTTCACATTCCATTATCTTTTGAAGAAATTAAGCTGCCACTTAATTTTTCTTCTTAATTTATAATTGTTTTATATAATATATAAAAGTATCTATTTAGGTATATATTTTAATAGTTATTTATTTATATACTTGAATACAAATATAAATAGTAATATAAATAAAAAGGGGAGTATGAAAATGTTTGAATATACCTCAAAAATTAATTATGCAAATCCTAAAACAAAATCATTAAAAGTAGGATTGCCAAAAGAAATAGTTAAAATTTTAAAAGTAAAACCTGGTGACACAATGAAATGGTCAGTTGAGGTTAAGAATGATAAAATTTATGTAATAGCTTCAAAAGATTTGAATAAATAATTACATAAAAATATAAATATAATAGTAAACAAAATTAGTAATGGTTACTATTAAAAAAATATTTTTCACATTCCAATGTAAATATACTTTTTTTGCATATGTAACCAATCATTAGGTGATTGGTTATTAGCTGCCACTAAAATCAATCATTAACCTAATGATGTACATATATATTAAAACTATTTTTTAGAAATTTTACTCATTTTTTTTATTGTATTCTTCTTTTTATTCTTTTTTGGGGCTCCTTTTTATATTTTTATATTATTATTATATTATTTTTATTATTTATTTTTTCTTTTTTTATATTATTTTTTTATCTCATTGAGTTTGGTATTACTACTTTCCCGTCGGGATCTACTGCTCCATTATCAGTATATTTAATGTATCCTCCTGTTTGTGGTGAATAATGGTATCCTTGTTCTTCATATGATTCACTGGATTCTCCATTATTATTGTTATTGTTATCTTCACTATTACCATCATTACCATTATTAGTATTTTCTTGGTTATCTTCTGATATTGTAGTGTTGTTTATGGTATTGTTAAGTGTACTATTATTATTGTTGTTTGTGGTGTTGTTGGTGGTTGGTTCGTGTGTGTTTATATTGTTTATTATGAATGCACATGTACATATTATTGTTATTGTGCATATGATGGCTAGTATCATGTATATTTTATTATAATTCATAATCTTTTACCCTCCCTATTATTTTATATTTTCAACTTCATCCATTAAATGATCATAATCTGATTTGAATTTTTTATCTTGGATTGTTCTGTATAATTCATATTCTTTAGTGACTTTTTGTTTAGCTTTTTCACTACTAATTTCACCTTTACCTTTAAGTTGTTCATATTCATAGAACTCTAAAAAATCATCTAATTTTTTACTCCAATCTTTCATCGACATTGCTTTATGTCTTTTTGCTTGGTTTTCAGCATAATCTAGATACATGTTAACAATATTGTTTAATTCAGATAATTCATTTTTATTTAAATAGTTTTTTGCTATAATAGTGTCTTTTTTAATGATTTTACCATAAGGGGCATTACTCCAAGTGGTTAATCCCATATTATCTTTGTTATGGTCAGCTCTGCTTGAAATAATTTCGGCTGCTGTTTGATTTGTTACAGCATAATGTAGTTTATTTTGTATTGTTGCATAAAATTCTTTAGCTATTTCTGAATTAGAATTATAATCATAACTGCATTCCGCGAATAAATCTGTTACTTTCTGGTAGAATCTTCTTTCACTTGCTCTTATTTCTTTGATTCTTTCAAGTAATTCGTCGAAGTAATCTTTTCCAAATATACCTCCATTTTTTAGTCTTTCATCGTCAAGTACAAATCCTTTTATCATATACTCCTTTAATATTCTGTTTGACCATTTTCTGAATTGTGTTGCTTCTTTACTATTTATACGGTATCCTATTGATATGATTGCATCAAGATTATACCATTTTTCAGGTCTACCACCTTTTTTAGAGTTTAGAAAGGAATCCTTTCTAAACTCAGTATAATCTTTAAATAATTCATTTTCATTTATACTTACTTCATTTTCAATAAGTTCTCCTTCCTGTATAATATTACTGAAATGGATTGATATATTTTGTTGTGTTGTCCCAAATATCTCTGAGATTACTTTACGGTTAGCCCATAATGTATCTTCACCAATTATAAAGTTTCCTTCAACTGCACCGTCTTCACTTTGATATAATAATTTTTTTGCATATAATGGCTGTTTTTCCATTTTATATTTTACCCCCCATAATGTATTTTATAATATGAAAATATTTTTAAATTGGACGTTATTTTAAGTATAATCCTATAAAAAAAATTAGTTAAATAATATTTTTCGTCCTGTATAAATTATATGTTGTTCTACTCTTATATATTTAACTATGCATTCAGAAAAAGCAGATTATAAAATAAAAAAGTTCAATAAAAAAAGAATATAATATGCTATTGTTCAAGTAGAAAAAATGAAACACATAGGATTCAATTTTCCACGTTCAAGAACATATAGAAAATGTTAGAATACTGTTCAAAAAAAAATAGAAATAAAAATAGAAGACAAGAACACTAACCTTTAAAATTATCAATAGAAACAATGACAAAATAAATATAATATAATAAATTTGAAAATTCATATTTTCCACTATTTTTAGGACCTATTGAATTTAAAATACCTAACTCTTGCATACGTGATAAAAAATCAGTGAAAACATTTTTTTCTTTTTCATTTAAATATTCATTAATTTCAGATTTTTTAAAAGAAAATTTCTTATAATTACCTAATTTTAATAAAATATTTTCATAATATTCACTTTTTATTTGATTTAAAATAGGTCTAATTTGTTTATTTCCTATTTCCTTAGATGCATCAATTACTCCAAGATATGCTATATCTTCATTAATTAAATTATCTTCAGCATCCCAAAATACAGAATCCCCTATTTGTTGCATCATTAATGGCAAACCCATTACAAAATAAGTTATTGTATTTAAAGCTTCTTCTTCTAATTTCATATTTACACTATCAAAAGAATCAATGAAAAAATCTTTAACATCATTATCATTTAAACTTTGGATTTTTTCATGATTAAAAATTCTACCAAAGGAAGGTTCTATCCTAACTAAATTATCAAATTTTTCAGGGTATCCTGCAAATAATACATATAATGGTAAATTAAATTGATTAACTTCTATACTGTCTACAAAATTTTTATACCAATCAACAAATTCATTTGATTCTGATAATCCATTAATATCATCAATAATTAAAAATATTCCCTCATTTTCAGGTAAATCATTGAGAATATCTCTTAATTTATATGCGAAATTTTTTCTTAAGTCTTTAATAATTTTTTCATTAGGTTTAAATGTAACTTTTGTACCTTTGATTTCAATACTTTCAATTTCTCCAAATAAATTTTTTATTTTATCTTTTAAAGATTTTCGAGGAATTTTATTTATTAAACCTTCAAATATATTAATGATTAATGAATTTAATGAATTGTTTCCTTTATTAGAAATATATATTCCAATCATATTAAGTTCTGTTTCAACATAAGTTTTTACAAATTCTGCTAATGATGTTTTTCCCATTCCCCTTTCACCAGTTAAAAAGAAATGCTGTGTATCTCCTTTTTTAGCTTTATTAACATATCGCAATATTTTTTTAATACTACTATGTCTTCCTTTAAAATTGTCAGGAGTAACTGGTTTTCCTGGTTGGAAAGGACTTTCTCTATCAATATCAAATTCAAATTTAACCATTTTATTATCCCCATTTATTTTAATTTTGTTCTTGTTATTATTTATAAATTTTTATTGATATAGATCCAAAAAAATATTCTTAAAAAAACAAAAAAATAATTAAAGGTGAATACAGATACAGAAAATATTAAAATACTGTTCAAAGTAAAAATCTAAAACAAAAAAGTAAAAATAAAAAAATTTAACATATACAAATTTTTTTTATCTATATAAAATATTTATTGATGATGACATGTATTTTGATCATGAAAATAAACAAGTTTTGAAGTTTAAAAATAGAAAAATTAAAGTACAGAAATTATTAGATAAACAAAAAAAATAAATTTACCTAAAATTCTTTTCTGCAAATATTCTTAATTTATGTTAAACCCATTCTTTTTTCAATTTTAAGAGTATCATAATATTCTTCTGCATCCGGTTTTTCTACAAAACTATGGACGGCACCTTTATTTTCTTCAACAATCTGTTTAACATCATCCATACTTATGCGGAAGAACTCTTTACGTTTATTAACTTTATTTACTCTTTGCTTTTCAAAGCGTTTATGTAATTCTGATTCTAATTCATATGCATCTTTACTGAAAATAAAAACATGAGTATCATAACGAAAAGGAACTGATGCAGATGATAATTCTCTAATACGATCCTCAGGATTATCTCTACGAGTAACACCTATCTTAAATACTCCTTTACCAAATGATCCAATATTTGATATTATATATACATATCCCGCTCCTGGTTTTTCTTTCCACTCATTAATTTTTTCAATTTCTTCATTATTCTTATTTAATGCTTGTTTTAATTTTTCAATCTCTGCTTGTAATTTTGATTTTTCTTCCTCTGCAGAATTAGTCATCTGTTTTTTTATTTCTTCAATCTCTTTATTTAATTTATCATTTTCTTTATTAAATTTATTTTTTTCTTTCTGTAATTCTTTTTGAATCTTTTTCTCTTCCCTTTCTCTTTCACGAGCCTCACGAAGTAGTTCTTTTTCTTCTTGTTTTTTAACTTCATATTCATAAGCTAAATGTAATTCATCCATTTTAAGATTAAGATAATGTGTTGTGATTTTAACATTTACTTTATCATTCAATTTATTAAGTTGACCAAATGACTTCCTTAATCTTTTCTCAGATTGTTCAATATTGGAATGTTTAACTTTATTTATAATAATCTCAGATTCAAGATTGAAAGAACGAAGTATTTGCTTAATATTTGAATTAGTGAATGATTTCCCTTTATTTTTATCCCCATCAATTGTCCATTCTTTCACACATATTGCAGCAGTTTTATCTTTAATCATCTGTTTTTGTTCTTTACGAATAGCATCTAATCTTTCCTTATATGATACCGCATTTACAAAATTATAATGTGGTTTATATAAACCATAAGATTGCATTTCTATTTCATCTTCATCATTAACTATTTCTTTTTTTAAACTCTTGATTTTAATAGTTAATTCATTATATTCTTTCTGTTTATCTTCTAATTTATAATCAAGAGCCATTTGTTTCTGTTTATCTAATTTATCATATTTTTCATTTAAATTATTTAATTTATCAATCTTATCTTTTATCTGATTATCTACTTCATTTATTCTTTCTTTTTCTAATTGATCTAATTTTTCATCAATGTTATCTAATTCTTCACGTTTATCTTTTAATTTTTCATCAATTTCTTTTTCTTTATCTTTCTCTAATTTTTCAAGTTTTTTATTGATATTTCTTATTTCTTCTCGTTTAGTGTTTAAACGATTGTCAAGAAATTCTTCCCTTTTTTTAGACTTATTATAAAGAAAATATGTTCCTAAAATTATTAATGGAATCCCAATAACCATTCCATATATAGTGCATGATAAGATTATTCCAATTATTATTAATATTAATCCTTTATTTTCTTTTATATTCATACTCTATTTACTCCTTCATATTATTTTTTTTATATTATATAATTTATTAGGGAATAATATTAATAATTTTTTAAATGAAATCTGCAGTTAAAAAAAATTAGTAAAAATATAAAAATAAAAATTTAAAAACAGAAATAATTCAAAAAAAATATAAGAAAGTAGTATGATAAAATTAGTCTTATTCTAATTTTTTAAAGATATTAAAAATTTCATTAACAGTATTTTCAGTTTTGATAATATTATTTTCATGAAATTTAGAATCATAATCTGCATTATTTCTATATCTTCTTAGTTTATTCAGACAATCAGATAATTCAGACTCATATTCACTGTTAGAATTTTTTAAACATTTAATTAATGTTATATGAACATTATTATGTCCAAGAGGATAATATTTTTCTTCAAAATAATTTTTACTTAAATTAAAACAAGCATAATAATAACGACCAATAGCCGACCTTTGATATTCTTCATTATCAGAATATTCTTTTAAATGATTTCCTACATCATAAAATTTATTCCAATCAAAAGTTGCCATTAATATTCACCATAAATCTATAGATAAAAATTGTTTAATATCATCATTATATAATTTTAAATTTCTTATTTTTTTATTAATACTTTTTAATTTACCCCATTCTTCATTAAATAAATCATTAGGAACTTGAACATAGATTACTATTTGATTAAATTCTTCAATTTCAGAATCAATATTAAATTCCATACAATAATTATAATAAGGATAATATTTTTTAAGTAATTCTGTTACTTCATTAATTAATTGTATAATATCTAAATTTTTTAAAATAAAATCTTTTATTTCATTTTCATTTAGTAACTTATATGGTTTTAATGTTTTTATAATTGTAGGATAATTTGAGGAGTTGTCTGCTTTATAATCGTTAAATATATTTTTAAAAGGATTATAATTATTTTTAAAAAGATTATTTTTATTATTTTTTAATAATTCAATCATTTGTTTCCTCCTCCATTTCATTTTCTAATTTTTCAGTAATTGCATCCTTAAATTTTTTCCATATTAAATTATTCATCAGTTTTAATTCATCAGGAATTTCATTAATGGTGTTAAAATTATTACTTACACATGTGAAATCTAATATGAAATCTTTATCAAATTCAGGATTAGGATATGCAGGATTAAATAAACCATACTGTAAATCCAAAAGATATCCATCCTCAACGATTGAAAATTTAGTTAATGTTTGAACAAATTTCTGATTATTATTTAACCTATTTATATTTTTACTAAAATAATTGGAGTTTATACATTTTTCGAGTTCTTTAATAGACTTACCGGAAATCTGATTGATGTATCTTAAATCTAAAAATTTTAAATCTATTGGGGAGTAATCTTTTAAAGCAGTTAATAATATAATAATATCCTCTAAAAAATATCTGAAATGTGTATAAGCATTATTTTTGTAATGAAGAATTAAACTTGTTGCTGTTAATTCAACTTGCTTATTTTTTCTTTATTAGTGAATACCCATATTAAATTACCTTCTTGTGTAATTTCAGTAGGATTGCCTGAGTTAATATCTATTCCTATGTTAAATTCATGACTCTTTTTAATTGTAACATTAGGATAACTTTTAAATATTTTTTTCCGAAATGATTCTGCAGCTTCTTTATTATTACCTGATAATTGAAGAATATTTGAAAATTTTATTCGAAAAATGACATCAGTTAAATAAGGATATCTATATTTTACTCCCTTTTTCATGAAATTTTTCTCCTTTATTATATTTTTAAGTATTAAATAATTTTATTATTATCTATATTTTTTATATTTATTATAATTTTAGTTAATAAATATAAAAAATTATTCTTAAGAAAAAACAAAATATTTATATATTAGTTAATACATACTATAGTATAGGAAGTAAAAAGGAGGTGAAAAAATTAGTGAAAATGTATATCAATGGATTACAATAATCTTAATGTTAATTGAAATTGTAATCCAGGAAAAAAATAAGAGGGATTAAAATCCCTTTCTTATTTTTAATTTTGTTTTCACTATTATATATAAATATCTAAAAAAAATAGAATAAAAAATAAAGGAGGTAAAAAGATAATATGAACTATTATTTAATATTAATAATATTATTATGTATAATACTTACATTACAAAGCATAAACTTATACAATAATAACAAACAAGATAAAAAAACAAGTATTATAACAATAATCATAAATTTAATAATTATAATACTAACAATACTACAAATAATAGGATAAAAAAACAATTTTTTTTATCCTATATTAAAATGGAGGATAAAATGAAAAATACTGCAATACAATTAAGTAAACCTTTTGCAGAAGAGTTAAAAATAGCCAAAGGTGAATACACCTATGAAGAATATTTAAAACAATTGATACCTGGATACCTTGAGGATGTTGAAAATCACCGTGAGCCTACTGCATTCACATTAAATAATTATAATGCCAATGCAGAAACTACTGAAACTGAATATGTGTCTTGGAGTAGATTAAAAAGTGTATCTAAGGGGACAGAATGGAATAATGATTCTGAAGCATTCGCATATACTACTGCAAAAAAGATACTTGAAACTAATGATACTATACTTGTATTATTTCAACATGTAATCGATAATGAAGTGGTGGATAGGAATGTTGAGGCATTCCATTACTTCCCTTAATATCTTATTTTTTTTATTCTATCTGTTTTAGTATTTCTTCTACTGCTTTTTGTGCTTCTTTACGGATATTCTCTTTAATTTCATGGTTTTCTTTTTCGAGGTATTCTGATTTGTCACGGAGCATATTGTTTTCCTCAGTTAATGTTTTGTTTTTATAGTTTTCATCGTGTATTGTTACATGTTGCATGTTTTCTATGTATATTTGTCGTAGTTTTGTTGGGTTTTCGTAGAAGTATGATTCTCTTATTTCTGATTTTCCTCTTCCTTGAAGTTCATCCACATAATCCATACCAATTGCATCTTTAAGGTGGCTTGCATGGTATTTTCTTAGCATGTGTGGTCTTAGTCTACGGTATCCTGGTCCTGCTGAACCCAGTTCTAGGTCATTATTTATGTTTTTATAGGTAGTGTATACTGTTGTTTTGCTCATATGGAATAGTTTCATTTCATCGTCTATTTCTATTGTTTTCAAGTATTTTAGAATAGCTGAGTTTGCTTCTGGTGTTGTGAATGTATAGAAATATTTGTTTGTTTTTTGTCTTTTGAGTTTCCATGTACCAATAATATCTTTTTCATAGTCCCACAATTCTTGGATTTGCTCTGTTACTTTTGTATGCTTTGAGTGGTAATCGGATGTTGCATTGAGAAAGTCTTTTAAAGTAAGGTTTAATACATCGACTATGGTTAATCCTGAGCTTATGATGAGTAGTGTTAATGCTTTCATTCTTATTGGCATGTAATCTAATGCTTTCTGTAGTTCTTTCTGTGTTGGGATGTCGTCATAACTGATGACTTCGAAATTATCGTTTAATCTGACTGGTATTTGGTTTATTTCTACTTCATATGCCCTGTATGTTGCACAGACGGTGGTGTAATATTTTTTTGCTGTTCCTTTTCTATATTTGCTGTTTAGGTATTCTTTGTATTTAATTAGATATTTTCTTAGTTTTCTATTTCTCCAACTGATGTTTGATTCTTCCTCATCAATAGCTTCTTGTATTAATTCTTTTATGTTTTTATTTAAAAAATCTGTATAGGAATCAATGGAAGTATTATAATTTTTTATTGTGTTTGATCTTAAATTTTTCATTTGGATTATCTCATCTATGACTTCTTTGTTTTCCTCACATTTCATTTTCTTTAACTGTCCCCTTTAACATTTTTTTTATAAACTATTACTATTTTATAGTATAAATTATAAAATTAAATTCATAGAGTATATGAAAAGTAATTGTTTTTTTATATTGAAATGTACGGAACTAGAACAGGTTTTTAATGTCTTT